TTTTTGCCGAGTTCAAAAATCTGACCGTAAAGTTCCGGCTGCTCGGCCTTTAAGCTTTCAATTGTGAACATAGTGATTTCCCTTTCATTATCAATATTTACAAAACTTTCAGCGCTGGTATTGGCCAGTGCGCCGAAAACCGTTACGCTGCCTTCCATTATTGTCGTATTCGTGAAGACCGTTCCCGGTCCGGTCATTTTTCGCCCGTTAATGTCAACGGTCTGGCCTTCCCTGACGTACTGTATTTTCGTCTTTGCCGGGTCGAACCGCAGTGAAGCCTCAAACGGGAAGCCGTCCTGTTCATCGCGTTTGATTCTTTCGGCTTCTTCGCTTCCCTTTAGGTATTTGCCCTCAAGCACAAATTTCCCGTCCTTGCTGAATCCGGTGGAGTATCCTATTCGCAGGTCCGTCCTGTGGTCTACAAGTATGGGTATTTTGTTTTTTGAAAGCCTTATCGTCTCAAGGTCAAACGCCATATTTCCCCAGTACCAGTGTTTGACTATGCTGCCGTCGTAAAGCACCAGCCGTATATTGTTTTTTTCGCCGCCCTCGGTATCGGCAAAGCTCTGCGCCTGACCGGAATAGTTGAATATAAACGCTTCTGCCGGCACGCTTTTTTTGTCCGGTCTTTTTTCAAATCTGTTTTTTGTTTCCATTAAAACCCCTTTCGGATTTCACATTTTTGATTTTTTCATGCTTTCGTTCCTTCTTCCTTCGTCAGGCCAAGCGACTCAAGTATTTTTTCTTCTTCGGCCAGTTTTTTAACCACGTCGTTAAAGTCGCGTCCCTGTTTTGCGCAAATTTCCGTGCGCGTCAGCGTTCTGTTTTCAATCTGCTGGCGGTCTGCGTCGGCTTCCTTGGTCGGATCGACATACGGCCATCGATTGCAGTAAATCTCATGATTAAATATTCCGCGTCTGTCTTTGATTTTTCCGCTGTTCAGCCACTGGGTCATTTTCCAGCGATACGTTCGGCTCACAAACTTTGATATGACCTTTTGTTCGCACCGCCAGTTTTTCTGTGCCTGCTGGTATGCGATGCGTGCGTTCATGAATGTCGCTCCGCTGTAGTCGCCCGTCATAAGCATCAGCGGAAAGCACAGCGGTCGCGAAATCATGCTCAGCGTCCGCAGCACGAACGGTTCAAACATCCCTCCGGGCCTTTGGTTACCGATTCCCGTTGCGCTTTCGCCGGGTTCGCCGTAAAGAATCACGCCGGGTTCAATCTTTTCCAGCCGGTTATTATCGCTGTCGTATCCGCTTGACGACATTCCGCCGGTATAAGGCGCAGGCATGGCAAGGCTCGGGTCTTTTTTTGCCACAAACATCGTATAGCACGCATTGACTGTGGCCGCCACAAGTTCGGCGTCGTAATATTTATCGAGCTTGTCTATGTAGTTTATTGCGCTTGTGAGGGCTGGTTCTCCGCGGCTGAGGCTTGACCTTTCCGGGTTAAACCAGTGATGTACAACCGCCGCCGGGTATTTTTTCCATGTGCCGGGCTTTATGTACCCGTACTTCTGGTCTGACTGGCCTATATAATATCCCAGCAGTTCCAGTGTCGTTTTGCTGTATGCCACGCCGTTTATCACTTCATAGTTTTTCGGGTTGTCGTTCGGGTCTCCGTATGGCGTGCCGACCTGGTCTCCCTCGATGGCCTGTATCTTGTCGTCGAGAAAAATAATAAAAAAGTCTCCATCCCTGCGGTAGCTCAGATATGCCAGCCGCAGTATATCGCTGAAGTCAAACTGTCCGCGAACATCAACAGGCCTCTGCTCCATTTCCTCGTACCACATATCCTCGATTTGTCTGTTGACGTCTTCGTTGTCTGTTCTTGCCTGTATGATAACGCCTTCTCCCACGACTTCGTCGCGTTCGATTTTCAGTACGCCGTTTATGAGGGGGTTGTTGCGCATCATATCGCGGCATATTTCCCTCAGGTCTGCTTGCCGGGATTCGGTCAGATGCACATCTCCGCTGCCGCCGATGCTTGTGCGTTTGCGCCGTGTGCGGCTGCCGTCCAGAACATCGTAGCTGAATCTTGCCAGTTTGCGGTTCAGCGCCGCCTTGGGCGATATAACGCCGACGGCTTCGTCGAGTTTCTCCGACAGGCTTCTTAGCAAACTTTTTTGTTTTTCCGGCACTTCAAACATATTTTTTTTTAGGGTATAGGGGATAGGGGATAGGGGATAGGGGATAGTAAAGAGTTATCCCCTAAACCCTATTCCCTAAACCCTATCCCCTATTTTCAAAATTCCGCAACCGTGCGCAGGTTTCCGGTGGCCTGGGCTGCAATTTTGGTTTCCAGTCTTTGTTCACGGGCATAAAGCGCCTGCAGGTCCGGGTAGCGATATGTCCTGCCGTTGATAGAAATTTCCTGCGCCCCGCCTTCGATAGCGGCTATGGCTGCCTGAACATCTGCAAGTTGTTCTGCATAAGTAGTACTCATACAGCCTATTGTGTGCATGGCGGTTATTAACATACAATATGCAGGATTACAGAATCTGTAAAAAAAGTTAAAAATTTTTTTACAGCTCGATTGATTTGAATCTGTACCCGCACTGCTCGCATTTATGGTGTCTAATGGGCAGTGGTGAGCTTGTAACCGGCACTTTTTCCCCTCCGCAGCTTGGGCATTTTAGCTTCGGGTATATCACCGTTCCCGGCGGCAGGGCCGGTTTTTTGCGCCTCGGCGGCAAATTCAGTTGTTCGTCAATAAAACCCACCGGATTTTTGATTTATTGTTTTTGGTTTTTGGTTTTTGGTTTCATATTTTCACCCCATCAAGTATCTCGTCGATAAAGCCTCTTTTGGGCGGTCTTTTGATATGCGGAGGCGTCTGCTGCTGCGGCACAAGGGCATACAGCCCCTTCAGTTCGGCGGCAAACAGCGAATACACCCGGCAGTCCCAGTAGTGATTGGCCCTGCTGCCGGCCTTTGGTATCCATCGCGTTTCGACTTTTCTGCCGTGTCTGTCTATTATCTGCTGTTCGCTTGACAGCTGCTCAAGCGCTTCGTCCGTGGTGTCTTTATGAAAATGGTAATACCCCGGCCCCGGCGTTTGCGCTTCAAACATCATTCTGTACAGGCGGTTTTTGAACACTCCCACGTTAAGGTCATATCTGTCCATCAGTCCGCCGGCAACCTTGCTTGCGCGGTATGCGGCTTTCTTTACGGTGTCATCGCCTCTTACTGCTATAAGGGGAATATTTGCCCACTTGCGGCAAAAATGCAGAATCGTATCCGTGTGATACTGCACATCTATCGCCGATGCTATAACCCACAGCAGTTTATCCGGCGATTCCGCCATCGGCAGCCGTATATTCAGAAAGCTCGCAAGTGCGTCAAGATTTTCCAGTTTATCGGTATCGCCGGTTTCGATTCTGCCTTCATAAAGTCCCCACGCCTCACCCATGGCTCCGAATCCGTCTATGGTTATATAGCAGTGGTCAAGCTGCACATCTATTCCGCCGGTTATCATCATAACGCCTGTCGGCACGGTCAATGCTTCATAGCTGCCTATATGGCTGCGCAGCCGCTGTGCGTCGGTAATCTTTTCCGATTCCTTCCACGGCTGGGTAAACTCGCTGTTGACCACATCCTGCATAACCGTAAGGTCTCCGGTTTTTTTTGCCTTCATGGCTGCCGCCCATCGTGCCGCTATCTGGCCGGTTGTTGTGAAGCCCGGATACAGCATAAACGCCGTTATTCTAAAGCTTCTGTGTGTTGGATTCCTGGCTGTTTGCCCGATAATTCTGCCCTCGGGGTCAACCGTGCATCCCTCGGGCGCAAACTTTCCCGCTATCATTGCCTCCCATCGCTGCGGTTCTGTCCATTTTTTTTTGCATACCGGGCAGACATACCGGCAGTATTTTGCGCCTTCATACTCGTAGTAATCCGGTTCAAGCAGTTCGCCCGATTTTGTTTTTTCAAGCCATACATTCGGCCAGTCCGGCACATGTCTTTGTCCGCACAGCGGGCATTTGGCCCACCACTGGCATTTATCGCCGAGGTTATACTCTCTGACAATCAGGTCGTATTCGTTCACCGGGGTGCTTGTGCAGTACAGTTTGCTGATGTTATAGAA